ATTTCAAAGGTGGGAACTCTCTTAGTACAATTTCTGTAACTAATAATATCTTTGCTAAGGCAGAGATAACAGAGGACTTTCCTATACCTTTTGCCATATATGATCTATCACAATTCTTAGGTGGTATGTCATTATTCAATGATCCTACTTTGGATTTTGATAATGCATCATATATGCTTATTAAGAATGGTAGATCTAAGGTTAAGTATTTCTTTGCTGACCCTGACGTGATTGCCAAACCACCAGAGAAGGACATACAATTACCAGAGCATCAGTTTAGTTTTCAACTTACTGATGAGACACTTACATCGTTGCTTAAAGGTGCTCGTGTGTATGACTTACCAGATCTATGTTTAGAATCTGAAGGTGGTGAAGTTTCTTTAGTAGTAAAGGATAAGGACAATGATACTTCTAACTCAGTATTATATCAGGTAGGTGAATCTGAAGTTCCTTTTAAATTTAATTTTAAAATAGAAAACATTAGGATAATACCTGGTACTTATAATGTTGAGGTCAGTCAAAGAGTTGCTCGTTTTTCTAATACTGGATTGAAGTTAGAATATTACATAGCATTAGAACCTGATTCTACATTTGGTCAATGAGATTAACTGAAGAAGTAATTAACAAGATTGCAGTACTAATGCAACACACCAAAATGAATGGTGAAGTTAATTGGAAAGATGGTGACGAAATAGATGTATGTCTAGGTGGTCATTTTGCTGGTGATAAGTTCATCTCTATCATCAATAGAACACGTAGCAATACAACTAAGAGATGATAAAGTTATGGAGGGTATGGAAGTATGCATTGGGTTCGTTCTCTGATGAGAAGACCAAGAGGTATGATAATCTTGTACTCCTTGTTCGATCTGGCATCTTTCTTACTTATCTCATCACTAATTGTTTTATTATTAGCGGAGTGATCCGTCATTGGAATGACTGACTTTGTTTGGGTCGAAAAATATCGACCAAAGAAAATTGAAGATTGTATTTTACCTGAGGATATAAAGAAAACGTTTAACGATTTTCTAAAGACAGGTGAGGTATCTAATATGCTTTTACATGGTACTGCTGGTATCGGTAAGACAACTGTTGCCAGAGCATTATGTGAAGAGTTAAACGTTGATTATATTATGATCAACGGATCAGATGAAGGAAGATTTATTGATACAGTAAGGAATAAGGTTTCTAACTTTGCTTCTACTGTATCTCTTTCTTCTGATTCTAATCATAAAGTTGTTATTGTCGATGAGGCAGATAACACAGGTACGGATGTTCAACTTGCATTAAGGGCGAACATTGAGAAGTTTCATGGTAATTGTAGATTCATTTTCACATGCAACTATAAGAACAAGATTCTTGAACCACTTCATTCGAGGTGTGCTGTAATTGATTTTGCAATACCTGCTAATCAAAAGAAATTTGTAGCAGGTAAATTCTTTGAACGTCTTAAGTTTATCCTTACCAATGAGGGCATTGAATATGATGAGAAGGTTCTACCACAACTGATACTTAAGTTCTTCCCTGACTGGAGGAGAACACTTAATGAGTGTCAACGTTATGCTATAGGTGGTATAATAGACAGTGGTATATTATCAAGTTTAAGTGAGGTTAAGTTTAGTCAGTTAACTAATTCACTTAAGAATAAAGAGTTCACTACTGTAAAGAAGTGGGTCTCTTCTAATCTTGATAATGAACCATCTCATATATTCAGATCAATATACGATAGTTTGTATAGTTATTTGGAACCTTCAACTATCCCACAGGCAGTTTTAATTATTGCCAAATACCAATATCAATCAGCATTCGTTGCTGATCAAGAGATAAATCTATTAGCAGCATTAACCGAAATCATGGTGGAGTGTGAATTCAAATGAGAACTCAACACAAAGAAAATTACTACTACGTCTTTTGGGTAGTAGCAATGGTTGCTTTTATAGTACCACAAGTACTTACAGCATTTGCTTATCATAAACTTGCAGACCATTTAGATGGTAGACCCATAAAGGTACAACTTATTAACGAATAAATTATGAATGTAAAATTAATCAGAATGTGGTCTGGTGAAGATGTAGTAGCAGACCTTGTTAAAATGACAGACGATTTTGTTACAATTGATAATCCGATTGTAGCAGTTCCATCTCAACAACAAGGGCATTTAGCATTTGCTCCTTGGTCACCTATCCTTAAAGATAGAGACACTCAATTGGATGTGACTAGAAAATATATTGTTTATATTGCAGATACTCAAGATGAAGTAGTAGAGCAGTATAAGGATATGTTTGCTCCTGTTGCAATTCCACCTAAAAAGAAACTTATTTTATAATTATGAACGAACTTACACATGCATGGAACTCAATGACTTATGTTGAAGGGTTCCTTTTTTCCATTTGGATAATTGGTTTATACTATATAAAACTACGAATGGACAAGTGGTATCATATCACTGTCGAAAAGAAAACGGTTCACCGTGTGAGAGTGGAATCTGATTCCCATCTCGATGTCGATCAACATAACAAACCTTGGTAACTATGCCTGTATATAGAGATTACGAGATCAGAATCAACTTAAATGAGTTGATAGAGAAAAGGATTCCATGCTGTGATTTATTACATCCTGATCACTGTTTCACTGAATCACAAGTGGCACAGATAGCACATGACATTAACATGGACTTGGATCTACATCCAATTTACCACCAGATAGACGAACATATTATGAGGTATGTTACTGCTGCTGGTATAGACAATTCAGATCATTGGGTAGAGCCACGATTACCAGATTTAGATGAAGATTAGCGTAGTAGGTGCAGGTACAGCAGGTTGCTTTACTGCATTGCACTTTGCATGGTACCTCAGGAATTATCCTGAGCACGAGGTAGAGTTAATTTACAACCCAAAGGTACCACCTGAAGTGGTAGGTCAAGCATCTCTCTTGGATCCTCCAAGAATGCTGTGGTCTGCTACTTCTTTTAATTGGTATAATAATCCCATACATGCTACTTTTAAGAGTGGGATATTATATGAAGGATGGGGTAAGAAGAATGATAAGTTTTTCCATGACTTTCCTGCCAACAGTATGGCAATGCATTTTTGCCCATGGGAAATGCAAGAGCATATATTAAAGTCAGGACAGTTTAAGGTAGTAGAAGATGATGTCTCTCCATATGATGTTGATTCAACCTATGTCTTTGATTGTAGAGGTACACCGAAAGATTTAAGTGACTATGATAATTTAACTAGTGCTGTTAATGCATGTATTCTTGCTAGACCTTTCTTTAATACCTCAAAACAACATTGGACTAGATCAGTAGCAACACCAGATGGTTGGACTTTTATAATACCAACTTCAGAGAAGTCACCTGCTAGGGATGGATCTGTTGGTTATTTGTATAATGATAAGATAACTTCTAAAGAGGAAGCACAGAAGAACCTATTAGAAATGTTTGATGTTGAAGTAACTAAACATGTTACTTTCAATAGTTACGTTGCAAAGAATCCTATAGTAGATGGTAGGGTCTTTTTAAATGGTAATAGATTATATTTTTTAGAACCAATGGAAGCATCATCTACACAGGGATACTTACAGTTTGCTAGAAATATATTTAATCATTACTTATCTGGTGAGATGAATGCTCAAAAGATAGAGGATGATATGAAAACTTATATAAAGCGTAGTCAAGATTTTATACTATGGCATTATAGAGAAGGTTCTAAGTATGATACTCCTTTCTGGAAACATGCTGCTCAACTAGCATGGGAACCTGATGAATGTTTTGGTGAGTATATGGACTTTGTTAAATCTAATGATAGAAATGATGCAGTACCTGAGGGGTATGGTGGTAGAGGTATGAGACCATCTAAACCTACTCTTAGCAATGATGGATATGCTCAGTGGTCTACCTATGCCTTTAAGAACTGGGTGGACAATACACATAAGTAGTGCTATAATACCCTTATGTTTAAATAGACCATGATTTTCCTAGCATGTCCACCAGTGTATCATTTACCTGGTACTTGGAGCGATCCAGATAAAATTGCTAAATGCAAAGAGGCATTAATTCCACATGGTAACTTAGATCCTCAATATGGATTTGTAGTTTTTATTGTAGTAATGCTTCTATTTGTAGTAGGGTATGGATTGTATCTTACCTTTGGACCAGGTGGTAAGGATCTTAAAGATCCTATAAAAGAACATGCAAGAATGCATGAATTAGGAATAGCTCATGGGCATACTCCTAAAACAAAGCATGACGACTGAATTCCCTATTTACTATGATA